AAATGGCAGAAGAAAGAATTGCTGAACGTATCGATGCTAACTTATTGAACATACCGATTGATCAACTTGATAGCATGTCAAAAGATATGTTTACCGAAAAAGTAAAGAACCTTGCTCGTAAGACAACTGGTAGATTAATTGTAAAAGAGTATCCAACTGGTTCAGCTCATTCAGGACACTTTCGTGCTTTGTTGAACGAACTTAAATTGAAGAAACAATTCGAACCAGACGTTATCTTTGTGGATTATCTTAATATTTGTGCTTCGTCAAGAATGAAAGCTATGGGAGGATCAGTCAATTCATACACCTACATTAAAGCAATTGCTGAAGAACTACGTGGTCTTGCGGTCGAGTTCAACCTACCGATCTTCTCTGCAACGCAAACGACTCGTTCTGGTTATGGTAACTCAGATGTTGGGCTTGAAGATACGTCCGAGTCTTTTGGATTACCCGCGACAGCCGATCTAATGTTTGCCTTGATCTCAACCGAAGAGCTTGAAAAAGACGGACAGATGATGGTCAAACAATTGAAGAATCGTTACAATGATCCAACAATGCACAAACGGTTTGTTGTTGGTATTGACAGGGCTAAAATGCGTTTGTATGATGTTGAAGAGTCAGAACAAACGCTGGTAGATGATACACCGGTATTTGACAAAAGCGCATCAGGCGACCGTGTCAATAGCGAAAAGTTTGGAGACTTTAAACTATGAAATACGCACTAGCAATCATAATCTTTTTGCAGCTATTTACTTACTCAGTTATAGCATTAAATCATAAGCAATTGGAAGACTATATTGAAATTTTAATTATTGAGGTCCAAGATGCAAGTAAGATTAATTAGCCATAGTACAACCCCGGAGGAACTCTATGTCGGTGAAAATATACAAGAGCTTATCGCTTATACAGCCCGTGTCTCGAATCCCTCGAACCAAAATAACTCTGAAACGTCAGAAAGGTTACTTGCCTATCTCATCAAACACAAACACTGGTCACCTTTCGAAATGGCCTCTGCTTGCTTAGAGATTGAAACAACTCGAGATATTGCTCGACAGATTCTCCGTCACCGGTCATTCTCGTTCCAAGAGTTTAGCCAAAGGTATGCCGATCCAACTGGTGATCTTGATTTTACTATGAAAGAAGCAAGGCTACAAGACACAAAGAATCGCCAAAACAGTATTGAAGTTGAAGATAGTACTCTACAGTTTGAATGGTTACAACAACAGGCTGAGGTTTGTAATACTGCCAAGCATGCATACGCATGGGCAATCGAAAAGGGTATTGCGAAAGAACAAGCTCGAGCAGTATTGCCTGAAGGTATTACTAATTCACGCCTGTATATGAATGGTACGATTCGTTCTTGGATGCATTTTGTTGATATTCGATCTGGTATTGAGACTCAAAAAGAGCATAGAGAAGTGGCTCGAGCCTGTGCAGATGCCTTAGAACCTATATTTCCTATGATAAAAAAAATGATAAGTGATTGATCCTATTGGTTTTTTCTGCTCACTTTTTTGTTTACATTCGTGTTTTTATAGTGTATAATATATCTATAAAATGATGATGAGAGGAAAATATCATGAAAAATCTTAAAGCACTTATCAAGAATCTCGAAGCTAATGTTATCGATCCAGAAGTTATTGAAATGGATCTCGCTGATATGTATGCTCAGGATGCTAACGATGCAACTGTTGCTTACAACTTTATTGTTGATAGCAATGGCGTCAATATCCCAACTGCAGCCAAGTTTATCAGTCGCTTAGATACTTCAATTCGTGAAGGTATCGTGTTGGCAATCGCTGCTGATAAAGGTAACGATTGGGTTCTTAACAATCTTGGATTTGAGGTGTTAGCATAATGGAAAATGGTTTTGAGTTTGAAGGTATGTGGATTGAAGATGCAACTATGTCACCATGTGGCCGGTTCGAAGTAGATCCAAAAGAGTATTATGGAATTGATGTTGAGGAGAAAGAATAATGGGTATGTCAAGTTTTGTACTAACTTGTGAAGAAGTGTTCATCGATGAAGCTCGTGCTGTGGTCGGTGAATGCGAATGTGTTGATGATCTGTTGAAAACACTGGAAGAAGCTGGCCATATGCATTTGATGATTCACTACTCAGACAGAGAAAAGCTAGAGTTTGTGGACGAAATTTGGAATGAATATTGGTCAGCCATTGATCCAGCCCTTGAAGCAGAAGAAGCGCGGTGGTCATGAGCTTACAAGATAAAATCAAAGACCGTATGGACCTTCTTCAAGATATGATGGAAGACAACGTTCATATTGATTCTCCGGATATTGTCGAAGAACATATCCGTACGGTAAGTAAATTTTGGAGCGTTCTTTCTGATGAAGATCGCGATTACATACATGGCTCTCGTCATGCCATTGAAGAAAAAATGGAGTGGAAAATATGATTAGTGCAAAGATCAAAGGCGAAGAGATCGCCACAGAGTTTTACAACATTCCTCGTAATGAGTTTGTTGTGGTAGCTTGGGATGAGGCTAAAAAAGATAATGCTACGCATCGCGCAGCAATTGAACACTATGATGTGATAAGGAAAGAACTAAATGAGTATGAAAATTTTATTCGACCAGAATGAAGATAACACACCTGACTTCAAATTTAATGAAGACATCTATATTGATGAGATCGCTGACTATATTATCTCAACATATAGTCAACATTATTCTAAGAAGAAATTTCAAGCATCAGAATTTATCTATGACGCTGGTCATGGTACCGGATTTAACATGGGCAATGTAATGAAGTATGCTCAGCGATATGGCAATAAAGGTTCAGACGAAGATGGACGAAAAGATCTAATGAAGGTAATTCATTATGCGATTCTACAGCTTTACGTTCACGACGCTTCACGCTACGAAGTTAGCCTTGTTGACAACTCACAGTAACGTTCTTAGTGTAAAAGTAAAGCTGTTCTACTTTCTCTTTGTGGTACTCACATCTCTCGAGGTCTGAGTACGTCATCATGTCGTAAGAGTAGATGTTAGCTCCTACTTGGATAATGAGTGCGAAAAGTGGGGTCATAGAACTACTGTGAATAAGAATACAAATAGCGCTAGCGCGGCACCGAGTACACCTACAACCATCATAAACTGTTTTAGCATTTCTTCTCGCTCTTTTGCTTCTTGACGTTTCTTACGCTTGGCTGCAGCAATTAACTCACGCTCTTCTTGTATTCTTTTAGCCCGCATGTCGACAATTTCTTGCCATGTATTAGGACCGAAGCGCATGTTAATCATGTTCTTCATTTCTTGCATTTTCTCTTGAGCAAGCTTAGCGTCAATTACTTCTTGAGCAACTGTCTTGATGCCGAACTGGTCTGCCATTCCAATACCAGCATTCTTGGACCTTTTCTTATTGATCTCTTCTTGGCCGCGGAACAGACCGTCTACTGCACCAGCAATTTCGCCGATGTCCTTAGCAGTATCGATATTTGACTTGATGAAATCTACACTCGCCTTTATGAGTGCGATTCCGGCCATGGCTTCTCCGATCATACCATTCTCCTCTGAGCGGGTATGTTATCACGTAACCATACTATAGTTTATTTTTAGGGTAGCGATTTATTGCAATACATCTTATATGATGCCAAAGATATTCAGGTAAAAGCGGACTAATATATTTTCTTCTAGACCACTTTGCTTTCCGCATCTTCGTTTTTAAGATTCTTTTCCAACGCCGCATCCTGTATCTATTTATAGGAAAAGTGATATATTAGCTGTTTACTTTTGTGAATAACTGTGGTATAATAAATAGAATTGAAGATGTTAGATGGTAGGCAGGACTCGGGGGCGGTACCCGACGCCTCCACCACAATTACTTGGAGGGCTAAATGCTTCTTAACTTTTTTATGAGATTCGATTGGATAAGGTTAAAGCTTGAGAAAATGGAAAATGATAGAGTTAAATATCTTGGCAAGTAATTTTGTGGGGGCGAAATAGGATCGACTGATGCTGGAGTCTTCGAAGAGTAAATGCAAATGACAACATTGCACCTACAGGTTACGCCCTAGCGGCATAATGCTGATGAGCCCGACGGAGCTTGGAAACAGAATCCGTCACCTAATTTAAAGGAGGGCTGCATGCCACCAAGAAATCATAAAGACTGGTTAAAACAACCAAAGGTAGAACATATTAGTAGTGAAATCTATTCGTCACATGAGATCTATAAGCGAGAGCAAGAACTTATCTTTAGCAAGGTGTGGATACCTATGTGCCACAAATCTGAGCTTTCGGAAGCAGGTAGGTTTAGAACAACTCAGATTGCTGGTCAAAATGTTATAGCAATCAATAATGGCGACACTATCAAAACATACTTAAACCCGGGTAAATTTAATACTCCGGCCGGATCTATGACACGAGTTCAATTCTTAATGGATGATTATACTCCTTTGCATACTGAAGTCAAACATGGCGGAATGGTATGGACAACATTGAATTCTAATCCTACACAAAGCGTAGATGAATGGACTGGCGGAGCATTTGATTGTATTGCTGAGGCTATCGATACTGAAGAGATGGAAGTCTTTCATTATCATAAAGCGGTTATAGATACAAACTACAAGTTATGGCATGATACGAATAGCGAATTCTATCACGACTTCATGCATTACTTTAACCGAGTGTCGGGATTCAACGATGAATATTTCGCTAGAAAGAATATTCCTTTTGATAATGGTCACGTTAACGTGTCTAGCTTTACTGTTAACTA